TAAATTACTCACTAATGTGCATCCGATAACACATCGAATTCATTCGGGATATAACCAAGTAGGAGCAAACTCAGGTAGGTTCACCAGCAGTGGACCTCCTAAATCAAGTAAAAAAGAGGGTAAATCGGTTTATGCGGTAAATATCCAGCAGATCCCACGGTCAAAGGATTTCAGGGAATGCTTTGTCGCTGCTGCAGGATATAAGCTAGTCATTTGTGATTGGGCTCAAATTGAACTGAGGTTAGGTGCAGAACTGATAAATATTCCTCAGATGAAAGAAGCCTTCGTTAAGAATTTAGATTTACACGTGCTGACAGCAAGTCTTATTTACAAGATCGATATCTCTGAAGTTACCAAAGCTCAACGACAAGAAGGTAAAACACTAAACTTTGCTCTCCAATACGGTATGGGCTACCGCAAGTACAAAACTTATGCGGCTCAGAGTGGAAAGATGATCAGTTTATCCGAAGCTAAAATTGCTCACGCTGCTTTTCACATCGCGTATCCACGCTTACGTGCGTGGCATCAAGAACGAGCAGCTCTTGTTCAAGACGGCTGGGCGTATGTAAGAACTGCTTGCGGTAGAAGAAGATTACTTAGTTACGATGACGCAACAATGATGTGCAGTGCAAACACCTTAATTCAAGGTAGCGGAGCTGACATTTTAAAATTGGCTATTGCTGAACTAAATCAGCACCTGAACGATGATGTTCGTTTAATAACAGCAGTCCACGACGAGCTTGTGCTAGAAGTAAAGGAGGATTTAGCTGAGAAGTATAAAGAAATTCTTGAATCGATCATGATTGACGCAGCTAATTTTGTTCTAGACTCGGTTCCGTCTTCTGCTGACGCTTCAGTAGGAGACTCATGGGCGTCGAAATAAAAATACAACTTACCTTACTGGGTTCAAAACACACATTTTAAAAACATGACTAAACTTCTTGAGCAACCTATTCTATTTTCCGAGGCCGATATGGCTTCCAGCTCCACACTAGATTTTTATGAGATCTGGGTTATAGAAAACTCAGAGGGACTTTACGTCTGCTCTTTTCTGAAGAATAAGAAAATTGTTGACTATTGTTTGGATAAAGACGATGCGGAATTTTATAGGACATACGAAGAAGCCTCTTTAAAAGCTAAGACCTTAGACATGACTGTGCAAAGAGGACATAAGCTTCGCCGATATATCACTAAAAGATTACAAAGCGAAGTTTGCTAAGATAAAGCAGAATCAAGTAAACTTATGCGTCGAACTAGATTAGCTGGAGGCTACTTTGAAACGTCGGTGCCCACGGTAACAGCGTCCCCCACGGAAGAATCGAATCCACCTATTGACAACGAATTTCCCGATTTAGACGATACGACTAAATCATACATTGAAACCTTAGGCAAAGAATTTTTTCAAACAAATATTGCACCTCAACTGGCAGGTAGTCGTTTTGGCACTGACAGAGAAGGAGTGACTTATAGAAAACCCTCAAATCTTAAAGGAGGTGTTTTAAGTTACAACAGACAAGATAAAATAGAACCTCAACCTCCTACATCTCAACCTCCTACATCTCAACCTCCTACATTCACCCCACCTCCAGGCGCACCTCCTACATCTCAACCTCCTACATTCACCCCACCTCCAGGCGCACCTCCTACATTCACCCCACCTCCAGGCGCACCTCCAAAAATAGAATACCCAGAGGACACAAGACCTATTATCTCCACTCCACCTGAAATTGAGCCTGTTAAAAAGGTTACTCCTCCCCCTTTAGTTCCTCCTCCAACTCCAACTCCACCTCCTACAACTCCAACTCCAACTCCAACTCCAACTCCAACTCCAACTCCAACTCCTACTCCAACCCCGACGAATGTGGCGTTACCTGATTTAGGTAAAACACCGCAGACTTTAGCTATGACACGCTTTCGTAAACCTGGGGATGCCACTCATTTCTACACATCAAATGTAGATGAAGGAAGTAATGCAGGATACACTAAAGAAGGAACTTCCTTTGATCTATTTGCTGATCTAAACGAAGCGGAAGGAGCAACAGACGTATATCGTTTATTAAATCCATCAACTGGAATACATTTTTTAACAACTAATAAGCAAGAGGCAGACACTGCTGCAAGTGCTGGATACACAATGGAAGGTGTTATTGGAGAAGCATACACTACAGAGCGCCCAGGAACTTCCGCTGTAGAACGTTACTACAATGCAGCCACGGGGAATCGTCTGTACACAAGCAGCGCTGAAGAACAGGGAACTTTACCAGGTTTAGGTTACTCAAAAGAAGGAACTGCTTTCTATACTCCAAATCAGTCATTTAATACCGCAAATAAGTTAGATCAGGCTTACGAAAAATATTTAGGTAAGGCGGAACCAGATAAAGAAGGATTTGATTATTGGACGAATGAAATAACATCAGGAAAAGCAACGCTAGATGATACACTTAAAGCAATTGGGTTACACCCCGATGCACAGAGTTATTTAAAGAGTAAGCAAACTCCTCAAGCAACAAGTTCTCCGTCCACGCAGGCATCACCGGCTGAGGAATATGAACAAGCTGTCGGTATTGGTGCCTTTGAACAAAACCAAATTGAACGTCTTAAGAACGAAAGTGAGCAGCAGAAAACAAATAAAACAGCCATAGTTTCAGCCTATGGTCAATATTTAGGGAGAGCTCCAGATCAAGAAGGGTTAGATTATTGGACGAAAGAAGCATCTCTCAATCCTTCATCAATAGATCAAATAATCAATAATATAAAATTTTCAAGAGAAGCCCAGGAAAGAAAATAACGTACTAGCATGAGGTCAAAAAACTTTAATCCTTTATGTCCCAAAAGGATAAAAAACGACTGTATATTTGTGTTCAAGTACACCTCATGAACCTAGAAAGAAAGTATAGAATTAAAATATCTCAAGAAGATAAAATACTAGACCTTGATATCGAAGCTAATAATAGTAACCATGCTGTAGCGCAAGCTGAAGATATTTGTCGTGCCTTAGACGCAACTTCTTTTACACTACACTATGGTTCTTACAAACAAACATTACTTTCTACTTTATTTAAAAGATTAACTTTTAACTTATTTGATTATAAAGTGTGTACTCCTTGGGAGGGTCCTTTCAGTAATAACGTGCCTTGTTTATATGCGCTTAAACAACGTTACTACGTAAGAAACTTAATTCTTAAATATTTAGATATACCACGAGAAGGAGCTCTCGCTCGCCCGAGCTGCAATTGCAAATCCTGTATAAACCCTTATCATTTCTCTTACAGAACCGGAAAAAACTCGAAATTAACTGGCGGAGATACCAATATGCTATTAGCATTTATAAGCCAAGGTTCTGGTGTAAGCCAAGCAGCCAAGGCACTAAAGGTACACCGTTCAACCATTTATCGGAAATTAAAGAATGAACATTTTTCTGTTGGGTCTGAAAATTACAGACCTCGCTCAAACTGACGAACAAACAATCAACGTTTTAGCCGAAGCCCTCCCGTCAAACGACAGGCGAGTTAACACAAAAGTTCAACTCCTACAAAACAAAGATCACTATGTAGGTAAACTTTTACAACAGCTACAAAAAAATGAGTCTGTTCTAGCGATCGGTCCCACAAGATCGACCGTCGACGGGGTGCTCCAGATGCAACCGATGCTTGTAGTATCCAAAGATAATTTTGATGACCTGCTTGCAATAAACCTATTCATTGCTGCCGGAGGTCTTGGACCTAAAGCAGATGAGGTAGAACTCTCTGATACGACAGTAACTAATCGGTCTTTGGCGTGGCAAGCAGAAAACTCTGAAACTTGTTGGTTCAAGCTCACAGCATGGGCAGAATTGTCTAAGCAGTTGTCTGACCTAGCTCCTGGAACACCAACAATTGCCGTAGGTAAGGTGTCCACGAGCGAAAAAGACGACAAGAGTTACCTAAACTACACATTGGATAAGATTCTTTACTTACCCAAATCTTCCAAACCCGCACCTAAAAAAGCAGCTGATCCTGAAAAAGGTAAAGTTGCAGCTGCGGCTATTGGATCAATCGACTTCTCCCTGTAATTCTGGTATCTAATCATGGTCTTTATTGCTAGCCAATTCTCCGAAGAAGAAATTCTCGCCAACGTTCCACCTCACACACTACGAATTGAT